TCAGAAACTCTCATTCGTTGTCCTCCTAATTTGCGGGAGATATCCCCGCCGGACACCCTTATTATACCACGATTTGGTGTATCTTACACGCCGGATGAGTCAACAGAACCATCTGGATAGATGATGTACAGCAACTTCTTGTCCTTGCGGGCATATCGAATTGTCGCCCAGGTTCCAGACTTGCGTTTCAATTCTTTGTATCCGGATGGGAAGGCAAACATCACCTCAACATCTCGGACGATATCCCAGTTTCGATCCAGTGGTCGGCGAGATGGGTATGTGTGATGTGCTTTCCGCCAGACCCGCTGATCTTCGAGATCGCAGGGTCGAGTTGTGATCGTATGGCCCATGTTCAAGGCGATATCATGGGCATCATTGTCTGCGCCGATACAGTCACCATGAACCAAATGATCAAGTTTTGGGTGCTTCTTGAGAGCGAAAACGAACGCCTGCGCTTGGGCATCAGTCATTCCCTTTCGAGTTCCTGTCATTCCATATTTCATTCAATCTCCCTTCTGGATTCATTATACCATGCAGGGACAAATCTTACATGTCGAGAAGCTGCAGGTCGGCTTCAAATCGCTGGGTGATCTGGCCTTCGCATAGAACATTCCAAAGTGTCATATCCGGGATAGCATTTTCAATTAGCATACATGGGACACCTGGCGGCTGGCATGACTCATCGCTAATTAGCATCGACTGGGGAACTCCCATACCTGCTGCAATCTTCCTTCGCCAATAGCGCATGTCATTTGTCTCTTGATCATATGTCAATGCAATATCACCTTTCTTCACTGAATCACCTCAACAATCGCAGGGTTGGATTCTCAGCTTTCCGGTTTTGAGATTTAGCTTTACCCGATACTCATTGCACTTAGAGCATTTGCCGCACGTGGGACATGTCGGATGATTTCCCTTTCCCATGCAGCTTGGGCAAATTGCACAGCGATGAAGCCATCCAGATCCTCTGCAGTCTTTTTTCTCATCCAGCGGTGCTGCGCACCGATAACATCTTTCTTTACTATCAATCATTGAATTATCTCCAGGGAAACGTGCGTTGTGTTGTCTGCTGGCAACAGATCAAAATTCTTGAGATCTCCGTCTTCAAACAAGATTTCACCAGGTGTCGAAGTTTCATGATTATAGGCACGTATGCAAAGTCCGCTTAACTCTATCCATGGTTGTCGGGTTCCATCCGGATTTCTTCGGCGCGGATCTTGTCTATATCGAACCAAATCACCCTTTTTGGGTAGTGGTTCTGGGTGTACAAAAATGGTGAATGAGGAGATCATGTCTTCAACAATCTCAGCGTCAATCTCGATTTCCTTTCGTGTTTCCATTTGTGCTGATGTCCACTTGACAACAGCCTGTTTCGATGCAATGTTTTCCATCACTCAAACTCGATTTCAACGCTAACGTTAACAGACATTGTTGGGACACGAAGGTGGTTAGCGATATTATGCTTCTTAGCTTCCTCAGCGTCCAAGTGCCAGTCGGCGTGCTTTTTCTTATCGGCGATTTTCAGAAAGTACCTATCAGTCTTGCCACAATTTTGGGCCATCATGATGTAGACCTTCTCGTTCAGTCGATCAGCCTCGGCAGCTGTGGCCTTCATTTCCTCAACCTTACCCCACTCCATCGATGAAACATCATGAATCATAATGGTGGCATCCGGATCACAAAATCTCAGGCCTTCTTTTCCAAATGTTGCCAAAATTGCGCCACAAGACATGGCTTTTCCTTCCACAATGGTTGCTACTGGTAACTGGGCGTGTTTGATATTTGAAATCATTGACATCAAAGAATAAACCTGGCCACCATAGCTATCAATAACAATTGGAATAATTGTCTGGCCCGTATTGTGGGCGGCTCCCATTTGCTCTGCAAACTCTTTGGCAGACTTTTCATCAAACTTATTGACACGAATGATAACAGGATCTTTCAAAAGATCTGTTTCTTTGTTTAGCAATACATCAATCGTCTTCTTTACAAACATTTCTTCCCTCTGGCCCAGGCCTTGAACTTTTCAACGGTTTCGAATCCGCCGTATGTTTCATTATACCAATTTTGACCAAAGAGTTCATTAAGTTCTGCATCTGTGATGTTGGTGGAATGCAAACACCATGTCCGATCTTGATTTCGATAATAATCTCCCCAGACTGAAGATGATTTTGGGCTCTTTCTGAGTTGTGCCACCTCACGTGTGGTTGCCTCAGAAATAATGGAAAGGAAGTCGTCGGACTTATCATCTGTATTGACCCACTCAAATCGAATCTTTTTCATTTTCCTTATTTTCCTTCTCCCAGGCACGTTGATATAATTTNTTGTCTCTTATCATTGTAGTTATCTGACTCCCAAATTTCAATTACTGTATATCCCATGTCCTCTAATCGAGTTTTTTGAATTGCATCCATTTCCCACTTCTCAAATGCGGTTTAGCTCAACATCTTCCGCTGCCGCAGGATTTGCATGTGACACAACCCTCAATGTATGCCAGCGCATTTGAACCACAGGCATCACATTGCTTGATTCCTGCCTTGGTCCCATCTGGGATATAGGTCTTTAGGGCACGAGCCAAACACTTGCTGAAAGAGAACATGTCGTCGCTCTTTTCCTTTTGGATCTGCTCAACCACGAACTGAATCGGAATCTCATGGCGCAACGCCAATGAAATTGTCCGGGTGAAAGCTCCTTGGGTGGGGTTGGCAAACAGGTCGACGATGTTGCGGAAAATGATTTCGTCATCATCCCCAATCGGAACCTCAAGATTGTAGGTCACCACGCCGTTCTTCTTTCCGTTCTTGATCAGAATTCCTGTCTTGGTCTTTTTGGGAACCTCAATTTGCTGGGCCATTCCACAAAAAACTTCGTATGGTTTGTTGTCACGAATGCCAACCAAAGCCAACCAGCTCTCGGTGTTCCCCTCTGGTGATTTGACATTGAGGCGGTGGACATTGCAAGGCAAAGACTTGGGCCGCTTGATGGCTTTCTTCTCCTTTTTTTGTTTCGCTTCCTCAGCGGAGATCAATACTCCGGCCCGGCATCCATCTCGGTAGACTGTGAATCCCTTGCAACCGGCTTTCCATGCCGCCAGATAAACATCTGACACCAGAGCTTTAGTTGCATTGCGAGGTAGATTGCAGGTTTTTGAAATGGAATGATCGATCCACTTCTGGGCTGCCGCTTGGATTTTCACTGATTGCAGCCAATCTACATCATTTGAAGTAGCTTCCCAATATGGGCTTTCCTCTACGTCCTCACTGCCTGACACTTCCATCCATTTCTTGAAGTTGTGATGATAAACCGTGTACTCTTGCCACTTGTCTCCCATTTCATCTTCGAAATCCGGAACCCTTGAATCACCAGGAACCAGCTTCCGGCGGCGTTTGTATGACAACAAGAACGCCGATTCAATTCCTGACGTTGTTTGGGTCATCATACTTCCTGATCCTACCGGGGCCGTTGTGGTCAAGGCAATGTTTCTTCGCCCAGTGGTTTTCCACATTTCAACAACATCGTCACCGCATGCATTAATGACGCGCTTCAAATAGGTGTGATCCTTTTCCAGATCGTAATCGAAAATCGGAAAGGCACCGCGTTCGGCAGCCATGACACAACTTGATGTGTGGGCACCAACTGCCAAAGCCTTGTAGATCTTTTCGGTCATTTTGATTGATCGAGGTGATCCATACTTCAGATTGAGCATAGCCAAGGCATCACCAAGACCGGTGATTCCCAAGCCGGTGCGTCGACCCTGGACACATTTTTCTCTAACTTTTTGCCACAGCTCCAACTCGACCTGCTTCACGTGATCTGGCAACTCGTCTCTGTCGATCTTGGCAAGGATCTTATCAACTGCTTCCAGTTCGAGATCGACCAGATCATCCATTAGTCGTTGGGCTTTCATTGCCACATCGTGGAATCGCTTGAAATCGAATACCGGACAATCTTCGAAAGCCTGCTTGACAAACGATGCCAAGTTGATAACCATCAGGCGACAACTGTCATATGCGCAAAGAACCAGCTCACCGCACGGGTTGGTGCTAATGGACCCGAATCCTAGTGCGGAATAGATGTCTGCAGGCGTATTTTGAGTGACTCGATCCCAAAACAGAGCACCCGGCTCGGCGGCGCTCCAGGCACTGTCAACAAATTGCTCCCAGATTGCAACAGGATCGACCACCCGGGTCGTCTTGGCATCTTTCGGTTTTGCCTCAACAGGCCAACGCAAAGTGAAGGCCTCTTTTTTGACCACCGCCTTCATAAACTCGTCAGTGAATCGAATCGAAAGGTTTGCGCCGGTGACCTTCTTTAGGTCTCGCTTGATGTTGATGAATGTTTCAATCTCAGGATGACGACAATCAATGGTCATCATCAAGGCACCGCGACGACCCTTTTGAGCAACTTCACGGCAAGAATTACTATACCTTTCCAGGAAAACGCCAATGCCGTCAGTTGTCCTGGCAGCGTTCGATGTTGCCATGTCCTTTGGTCGGATTGGAGAGATATCGAATCCCACACCGCCCCGGCGCTTCATGATCTGGACTTGTTCCTGATCAGTTAGCAGAATTCCACCGTAGGAATCTTTTGGAGAATCAATAACAAAACAGTTTGACAGAGATTGAAGCTGATGTTTGTTGCCAATCCCCGACATCGGTGAACCTTGCGGAACAACGTCCCCAAAATTCTTGAAAAGCTGGTAGATTTCCTCTTCCGACATCGGGTTTGGATACTTCTTTTCGATCCGGGCAAACTCCCGGGCTAGGCGGCGGTGCATGTCGTCTGGGGTTTTCTCCAGAAATGATTCTTCTGCATTCCTCAGAAGATATTTTGTGCAAACATCTGCTGCTAATTCGTCTCCTTTGAAGTAGGCACGGGATGACTCTAAAACTTCTGCTCTTGTATACACTACTTCATCTCCTCATCGCCATTTTTAACTTCATTCCACGCTTTCATGAGGGCAGCTTTTGCTTCTCCGGCGGTTTGTTCGACCGCTTCGTTGAGGGTCAATGAATTCTCATCAAGAATTGAGAATGTTGATGTGGCTGTGTCGATGGAAATTGGGAACAAAATTCCATCTCGTCCTGCTCGGTTCTTCGCGATGTAAAGACGTCCGACTCCAGTTGACTTTTCAGCTGCTTTTCTTGAGATGCTGACCACTACATCTGCCACCATGGCTTTACCGTATGCTTCAGCCATATTTTCAAGACCCACGATATCGGAATTCGCACTATCGCGATTTGCTTGAGAAGCTGTCCAGACCGGAATCTCTAATTCCATAGATAGATTTCTGAGTTCTTCGTAAACCAGCTTGAGCTCGTGCCGAAGACTATCGTATGCCCGAGAAGACCGCATGATGTCAGCGTAATCGACCAAGATCAGGCCGGGCTTGAAGCCCTTGAGTGACAATTTCTCAATGTGATTCCTCAACATTGTAATCGTAGCACTCCCTGTAGGATATTCCTTAATGATCAGGCGACCAAGATCCTTGTTCTGATATGTTTCCTTGACGAGATCCTTATGATCCTGGACATCATTTGAAGCAATGTGACAAAGGTTGCTATCATACCTGATACCCACTGCTGTCTCGGACAACTCGAATGTGTAATGGAGAACATTTTTGCCAGCACGCATTGCATTGGCACCCAAAGCAACAAGCCAGTGACTCTTACCAACACCGGTATTGGCAGTGATTACACCAATCTCACCTCGTCCCAGACCTCCAGAGAAGATGTCCTTTGCATCCAACCTTTTGAATCCTGTTGGGCATGCCATTCGATTGATGCGAATGAATCGTGACTCCAGATCCTCGAAGAAATCATGCCCAGTGCTGTGTGGGATGCCCAGGGAAACAGCACTCTTCATCAGGGAAACGACCTCCTCAAAGTTCTCGCCCTGGATCAGATCAACAGATTTCTCCAATGCTGCCTTGAATGCCTGCCGTTTGCAGAAGTCCAACGTCTTGTCCTTGACATAAGCAATGTCACCCGGATGCCGATTGGCTTTGACACGTAGCAGAAACTCAATAATCTGGTTTTTCAGAATATCATCTGCGCCATCTGCCAGTTCATCCTTGATGACGTTGACAAGTAGACCCAGAGTTGGGAAGCACTTGTACTTCTGATGATACATGAGGTATTTTTCACTCAAAAACTGCAGATACTCTACATCAAAGAAGTTGGGTCGCATGACCTCAACCATTTGTGCTGCCCACTGAGTATCAGTTATCAAGCCTTGGAAGATTTTCTCTTGGAAGTTTTTTCCGTGTTGGGAAAAGTGTGGAACATTATGGGCATTGTCGATGATTTCCTGTAGGAAACTGTTTAGATTGCTACTACTCACTTAGCTATTCCTTGTCGAGTTAATCGCCCGAAAATGGCGATTGATGTCAAATTTTTGCATACCGGATTGCAAGAGCAATCGCATTAAAGCCATCTTATCACTTTTCCCCCGTTTTTCAAGTTGGTCGTTAACTTTCTTGATCTGCACACCAGCCAGCCTGGATGTGCTGAGATACATCAATTTCCAGTTTTTGTCCGTCAACAACTGAGATTCTGAGATCCTTGCAATTGTCTTGCCCGTGTTCCCATCCTCTATCAGAGTTTTTGCCCTCGCGATGATCTCGCTGTGGCTAACGAACTTGTCGTCTCTAATCTCTGGAAACCATTTCGACATGGTCTTGAATCCTGTGCCTTTGACACCCTCAATGTTGTCACTCGAGTCCCCGATGAAAACTCTTGCAGAAATGAAGTTTTCAGGCGAAATTCCAAACTTGTCCACAATATCAGCCCGAGTGATCAATTTTTTCTGTCCAGGAGACCACTGATGGACATGATCACTAATCAGTTGATACAAATCCCTATCAGAAGACACCAGGATTATACGTGTGCTTCCGAAAGTATAGCGCCCTAGGTAACCTATGACGTCATCAGCTTCGCAGTCTCTGACATAAATCTGCGTCACAGGCAGATGGTTCAGTGCTTTAACAAGGAGAGATACTTGCATTGTGTGATTTTCAGCCGTCGGAGGAATGTCGTCCTCATAATACCTATTCAATGACGGCGGTCTACGACCGCCCTTGTAAGTAGAATCAACCGATCTTTTTCGAAGACTTCCACCAGATTCCCATACCACAATCACTCTACTGGGATTAAACTTTTCGCACAAATTTCCAAGTCCGCCCAAAAAACCGAGGAAGCCACCAACATGCTGCCCTGTCTCGGCCATTGAAGGGTTCGCACAAAAATGACGCATGAAGACATTGAGACCGTCGACCAGCAAGACGGGACCACCGATTGTCATGATTACAGCTCCTCTATCACATCATCCAGATCTGCCGCAACAGCCCGGACCTCCTCATAGGAATCAACATCAATCTCCATGCCCTCATTTGTGGTCAATTTCTTGACCATTGCAACTTCGATCAGGTCATCCAACCATCCCTTGTATTGTGGGTCAGTCAGAATCTTGTCAAAATCTGCCTTGTAAAACTTCTTTTCGTGCCTGACTTTGCCCGTCTCACGATCAGCAATAGTCAACACCTTCCACGAACCTCCGCCCCCAACTGACACAATGCTATCTCCAACATCTGCTGGGCCGTGCTTTTTGAGCAGGTCGAAGAGCTGGATGTGTTCTCGGATACCCTTGCCAAAATGAATCTCGAAGTGAACCTTTCGGAATGGTGCTGCAACCTTGTTCTTGATTGTCTTGGCCCAGACGTGAATTCCGATCACATCGTCATTCTTGTCCTTGATCTGCTGACCAGCACCCAATTTGATTCGAATTGAGGCATGAAATGGAATTGCCTTTCCGCCAGGCGTTGTATCAGGGTCACCATACATTACGCCGATCTTCGTTCGAATCTGATTTAGACAGATCAGTAACACGTTCTGCTCACCAATTACACCGGTGATTTTTCTCATGCCCTTCGAAATTGCTCTGGCCTGGAGACCAATCGACTCCTTATCATAATCACCCAAGAGCTCAGCTTTTGGAGATGATGCCGCAACCGAATCCCAAATGATGGTGACCGGGACATCCTTGTTCATAGCCTTGGCTTTCAGGATGGTCGACTCAGCAATCTTCAGAACCTCCTCAGTGCAATGGGTGTCCACATAGACGAATCTCTTGGAAATATCAACTCCCAAAAGTGAAAGGTTCTCCACAGATGTTGCGTTCTCAGTGTCGATATAGACCACGATGCCGTCCATCTTTTGGGTTGCCCTGGCGATCTGGATTGCAATATGTGACTTGCCAATTGAGGGTGGACCAAAAATCTCAATAATCCGTCCCTCGGGAAGCCCACCATCTCTCCTGTTTGAGCAAATGTAGTCCAGCATTATCGAGCCGGTTCCGACCCAACGCTTCACATGGGTGGGTGATGTGTCATGACACAGATTGTACGCAATTTTCGATCCGTGATCCTTGTTGATCGACTTGATCAGATCAGCTGTGAAGTCCTCCATCGGATTCACTTCTTCTTTCTTCTTTTTTCTTTTTGCCATGGTTTTCTCCTTTTCTCATTGTAGCAATTTTCAGACCCTTGAACAAAACGGGGCGCCCCGAAGAGCGCCCCGTTTGCTAGCTACTCAAGTAGCTTAGATGTCTTCGAGATCCGCAAAGGCATCATCCAAATCCTTGAGCGTGCTTCCAGTTGTGGGCTTCTTTTCAGCAGCAGCAGCAGGACGAGCACCACCGCGGGGCTTGTCATCCCCGTCACTGGGATCAGACAGCCACGTGTTGATGATTCGCTCGAGCTCTTCGTAGCTCTTCAGCGAATACAGATCGTCCAAGTTGGGAATGTTGGTGGTCCACTCCTGGATCTTCGCCTTGTCATCAGACAGCGGCGTCGACTTCGGACGGGGACGAACTGACGTCTCGGCATAGATCTTGCCTGGGGGCTGCGACACATTGACCTTGATGTCAAAGCCCGACTTGGGATCAGTGATGTCGCCATAGTCCGCATCAAGCATCACCTTGAGCAACTCTTGGTACACTGTCTTGCCGAAGGCCCAAAGTCGCACACCTCGGTCCTCTTCACCGCGGACGATGACAGGGGCGTAGCTGCGCATCTTGGGATAGAGCTTCTTGCAAAGCTCATACGACTCCTTGGTGTCGTCAGAACGAAGCTTATTGATCAACTCCTGAATCGGGTCAGGCTTTCCAAACTGGTTGGGAGACAAGAGCCCAGGGTTGTTATCAATGTTGTAGTAGAACCAGAGCTCTTTAAAGGGCTGGCCATCGTTATCGGGAAATGAAATGATCCGAACAACTGACTCTGCGTCAGTCGACGGCTTCCACATCAAATTTTTCCGGGAATTCTGTCCGCTCAGTTGAGCGAGTTTTTTACGCAATGCATCCAAATCAACTGCCATTTTTAACCTCCAAAGTATAAATCGGCACTAATGTGTTAGACAGTTTGCAACTCTGCAAGTATCTAACCTCTAATCTCTAACCTCTAATACGAATACTATATTTCACTTCTAATCAATGTTCAATGTTTACTGTTCTTTCTTTACTGATGAATTTGGGTAGGTCGCATCGGTGCCCAAGGGAGTTGTGGCTCCTGCAACATTAGCACACACAGACTGCTCTTTTTTGTCACAACCTTCGTCGGTTGACGCATCTGGCTCGAGCAGGAGATCCTTCTCTTCGCTGTCCTCGTCTGCAATTTCTAGCATCCACTTGATGTGTTCCCAAAGTTTCTTCTTCATGTATCTAAATATCTAGTTCAACGAAATTTGACCAGCTATTACATCATTTCTTTTAGGGCAAATGTCCGGCATGCCTGGAGCGCAGTGGCTAGCGGCAGGACCTCATTTGCGTAGAATCGATTCTCATCGTACTGGAATCCAGCTGATGTCGTCAAAGCAATCCACTCTTCTTCGTCAACCTGGAATCCGTACCTTGCGACATAGAAAAGAGTTCTGTGTGCTGATGACATCTTTGTGCAAAACTCATTGTACTTATAGTCACGGCCCAACTTCTCACGATGCCAGTCGGAATCTTCTGTCACAAACAAGTTGCTATGCTCATCTGGCCCACCTAGTCGACCCAACTCATGAATCAGTGAAACCCGGACCAATTTTCGCTGATCGACGACATCCTTGAAAGTCTTGGCAAACTTGGCCACATTGCAAGTGAATGAAACCAGGCCACCAGGTACACCACCTAGATTGCGATCAAGGGCCTGGGGAGCCAAGAATAGCCGATCACCAATCTCACTTTCTAGCTTGTCGACAGCTTCGTGGTTGTCCGGAAAGAATTTCCGAAGGAGGGCAAGGTATTTGTTGTATGTGTTCTGTAGTTCGTCGAAGTTTTCCATATAGTTACTGTATGACGCCACGATCAAGTGTTCAATCAATAGCGTAAATAGTTGGAAGAGTTACTAGCTCATAATGTGAAAAGCCAACACCTTTGTCTAGATCAAGAAGGCGGGCTCTTTCTGCTGCCAGTAGAGTGATATAGAGATACTTGACTGCATCACGCCGGGTTGGCAGAGAATGATTGACTTCAATTCCGGAAACCTGTTGCTCCTCCTTGTTGAATGCGCTTCCAGTTGATGAGATTCCTGTGAAAGCCTCTGACATAATTTCATTTCCATTGATGGCTTGCGTTATGATGGATGCTGCCTTCGCAAGATCATTGCTTCCTGTTGCTCGAGATATACCTAGTTCTGCACACAATAACTTCGGTTCACTCTTTGCCCGGCTCTCTGCAATCTTCACTTCTTTTTTCCACGTGCCGCGGCCTAAAGAACCTTTGATTCTAATTTTGCTACCTGGGTACCCAGCAGGTTCTGCTTTCGGATCAGACTCTGGCGGGGTCTCCTCCTGAAGTAAGGAAATTGCTGCCTCCAGAATCATCTTGTCTATGTTCACCATGTTTGCTATGTTCATTTCGTCACCTTGTTGCTAAATATCAGACAGTTCCCAGTGTTGTTGGAAACTTGGCACCTTGAAATGTCAGATTTTGACTTGCATCTGTCAATGCCTCCATGTCGCAGTTTGGAATCTCAACAATCAGTGCGTCGTGAATGACAAACAAGGGCGTTGCAGATGGAACAGCATCACACAAATCTGCAAACAGGAGCACTGATAGTTCGGCCGCAGTTGATTGCGCAAAATGATTAACCCTGAGTCTGGGCGTGCGTGTGGCATCATGCAGCGGACGACCAAAGAAGTTGCGAACAATTCCCGCCGCGGCTTGTGTCTCAAGTTGTTGTTCTAGCTCTGTCATATTGAAGAATCCGCGGACACTCTCGATCAATGACTTAGCTTTCTGTTTCGACCCAACCGTCTCTGTTAGCCTCATTTCAGATGCACCATACAGGGCGGAGATCGTTGCCAGCTTTGCAGTGGCACGGGAGTCAATATTACACATGTCCATCAGATCTTGGTAGATGTCATCTGATGTCGTCTTTATCCCTTGCATCGCCAAAATTGCCCTCGGCTCCATTGATGAGAAGTCGATAATGACAACAGATGATGACTCGTTAGATTCACACAAAGCAGATCTTACTTCTGCAGGTGCGATCAGGAAGTTGGGACCAGCTGTGACTGTCAGACGACCAGTTGAAGAACCGGCTGTGGAGTAAATCGACCTCGCCAACTTCCCACTCATGATTGCAGCGTCGAATGAGTTGCCCGACATTGACACATGCTTCTGACGAAACAGACTCCAGGGCTTTGGGATAATGTGGGCACGTCCCAGGTTATCAAGGAACTTCCGAATTCGCAGCCATGTTGACATGTACTTCATGCTGTCATGATTGGATAAGCTCATCTTTACAGCACGAATAGCAATGTCCGTTATAACTTGACGATGTGATTGTGTTACAAGCAACGGCCAAAGCGATGAATCATCACTGACTGTCTCTGCCATCTTCCTGATTTCTGGTGACACGAATTCGGGCTTCTCATTGTCAAGAATTGTCAGCAGCTCTTCGAGCTCTTCTAGTGTGATGACGCCGTCGATTTCATCGATGAGGTGAGCAATTCGGAGGAAGTCAGATTTGACACGCAGACAAAGATCCATGAGCATAACATAACAAATCTAGATCGATTTTTCATTTCTTATGCCCGGGGATTCAATCGTGCTAACTCAACTGACACCAGTGTCTCTGTCATCTTATCGTCAACATTGATAAACGACCCATATGCATCTGTCTGAATTAGATCGATGCTAGTTTTGAAGTCGCCCTTGCTGATAGAGTGACCCACACCGATCACTGCATAGAAGTTATCAGCAGACGTGTTTGTCCCCAGATCGACAAAAAACTTCTGAGAGTAACGGAAAAACGGACAGCCAAATGTTGTCAGCCTGAGTGTTGTCGGGTGCACCATCAGCGGCAATGACACGTTTTCTTTTGTGGGCTCTCCGCCCTTTCCTGTCAGTGCATTAGTCAAGGCGATTGCAAGCAGTGCATCATTTTGTTGTGATGACAGATCAGCAGTCATAATTCCTGAGTTGGCTGTACCGTAAATCAAGCTGGGTGCAAACTTGAAGAACAGGTTTTTGAGCCGATTTTTGCCTGACTGTGCTGCTGTGAAATTGAACTGCATAGTGTGATCTAAGCGCCTTCTAAATTTCGCGGCAGCTGCCTGATTTGCCCCTTCCTCGAAACTAGTAACCATCTCGTCTATCGTTTCTTGATCCAGCTTCGACAGCAAACCTTCAGAGCGAAGCTCTTTGTACGTTTCAGCCGCAGTTTCACTATGTTGTGCCCCACGACGTGTATCGTCGCCATTGAGCTCTTCAATGACAAAGTGCCCAGATTGAGCAGCAGAATTGAAAGCGTCGATGATGGGCATGACCTGACCTTGGACAGCGTCATTGAATGTGATGCGAGTGATGTTCTTGCCGGAGGTTCCTTTTTTAGTTACGATGCTCATAGTGACATTTGGTTGTCTGAATGTCGGCCGAATTCTTTTGCTACCATAAGCGATGTCCAGGGCAGCATGCATCTGATTGTTGTATGAGATTCTGCTACCCTCTGATTTGATTTTCTTTCTTAGCTTCTCGCTGATTTTCGACTTTCCCGTTTTCTTGTCACGAGTGTACACCTTTCCTAGCCCGTACGCATCATATCCTTGCGATGACAGGAAGTATTTTTCAACAAATCCAAGCAACCCCATAATTGAAATCTTCTGTCGCTTCTTTGCCTCTGATTGCAAGAACTTCTTGAGATCTTCCAGTTCAATTGGAAACTGTGAAATGTTGTGATCATACATTGCGCCGGCGGAATAGTTGAATGGCGTGAAAACAATCTGGAGATCTGTGTCTGCCGTAGATAGCTTTGTCAGAAAGAACGTCATCAACTTGCCAAATGACACATATTTTTGCTTTGCTCTCGATCTTTTGCTTAGCTGGGCTTTTCTGACATGTTTTTGCAAGTCTGTGTCCTTGATGCCTGCCTTTGAAGGGCTTAAGAAAGGGTCAGGTGTCTGTTTGATACCATCAATTAGCTTTTGAATTTCAGCATTCACAGAAGCCTTTGCCCTACCAAGTTTTGTGTTTCTATTTCCAGTCTTGCCAATAACTGCATATAGATCTTTGCTGATCTCTGCTAGATTTCCACCCCTCTTCTTCAAGTTGGCTGCAGCCTTGCGTAGCTTAGTTCGATTTTTCGTCGACAAGTCTAGAATGTTTGACGGACCGGTGCCCAGAATCACCTGTGGAATGTCTCCACTTGGTAACACCTTTTGCAAGTTGACTATCTTCTTCTGGATTCCGTTCATGAGGTTTATCACAGACGAGATGTTTCCGTCCTTTCCTGCAGTAACGTCCAGAATGTTGGTATTTGACGCATCATCTGTTCCAATCATTGCCAGATCAACGTCGATCGAAACCACACCATCTGCGCCAAAACTGAAGCTGCTGTTGGTGACAATGAATGCCTCCGATAGCTTCATTGCATTGATCAGATCACCCATAAGTGATGTGCCGGCTGCTGACGATCGTCTTTGAACTGTTGTGCCATCAGGGTGATGCCATCCATACGTGATGAAAAACTGCACATTTCCTTTTCGCTGCGGTGAGACCAAAGGTGCAATGTCACCTAGTCGACCACGATCATACAGCTTGAGATTTAGCTTGGCTGATTTATTCGCAATTGTTCCGAACGAAGAAGGTGCCACCGTTATCTCAAGGTTTCCCAACTCGAGGAAAGGTCGAAAGGCATCAATTCTGCCGCCCTTGTTTTCATCATAGCTTACGCCGTTGGTCGCATCTATCAAAGTTTGAGGGGTTGTAAAGACCTCCATGGAGGCAACCGGCTGGAGATTGGCTTCCGTATCTGACGTTTGTGCAGCTGATTTTCCAATGTCTCCCGTGAATTTTCCACGAAGCGCGATCTCATTGTCGCCTGCACCCAAAAAGCGCCCTAAAGAAAAATGAGCATCTTTGGTGAAGTTTCCTGACGTATCTGTCGAGCTGGCAGTTGAAATGACAATGTCAATGTACGGTACAGCACGCGTCATTTCTATCGATGACAGATTGCTAAGAAACAGGGTGATAATCTCAGTGTCAGATATATCGACCCCTCTTGCTGCTGGGAAAACTTGGTACACAGACACGTCGCCGGGCAGTTGTCCTGTTCCTGTGTCATTGATGTCGTATTCCTCTCCGTCCGCTGGTTTTCCCCAACCTTGATCTTTAGCAGATGCAAGATTTTTCACATCTCTTGGAACATCGTCTCTAGTTGAAGTGACACAGACATCTTTTGTCATCTTGCTGTCTTTAAGCAGCTTGAAAATATCAGCATCAGACTTGAACAAGACACCGTCTCCAAAGATTTCACCAAAGAACTGCTCCTTGTTGCTCCGTGGTGGAACTTTTCCACTTGCAGGAGTTGCACTAATTGCAGAATGGAATGCATCTCTTTCTCGGAGGCCGAAATACCTTGCCAGATCTGCGTAGATTTGTCTGGCATCACGGGTTGCCATTAGAGTACCGCCTGCACTTCATTGATGTCAATTGGAATCGTGATCCTTGTGCCAGGCGGCGCTTGGAGCCACCAACCGATTCCAGATGCCGCTGCAATAACCCACCAGAGTCGGCCATCGCCGTATTGTTGGTGTGCCAAGATATCGAGACGCTGGAATCCTTGCAGGATTGTAGTGGTTGTTCTTACTTCACCGGATGCAATTCCAGCTCGCAGACGTACAATAGCATCGTTGGTGCCCAGAATCTTTCCGTCGCGGACTGTTACGTCATTTTCATATCGGTCAATTGTGGCCATTATTTCTTCTTAACCTCTTCATAGACGCTGCCGAACCCCTTGAGGGCATTGCCAACAGGATGTGAAGGCGCCCGCATGTTCCCATCGTAATCCAAACCAAGTGGCAAATCATGCATGGGAGAAAAGCCTAGCGACACATCAATCATCTTTGGAGCACGACTTCCCGGGGTTATCTCATATGGGTAGTCGCCATAGTCAAAAGCAAGAGAAGTTATGACACCTGCCATGCCCTTGCCCTTTGTTGATTCAAATGATCGAACGATCGCGTTATTTTCAACTTTGAAAAAATTTGCATTTTGTTCAGATGACAAAATGCTGCCAGCCTCTTCTTGTGCCTTGAGATCCGCGGCCTGCTGAGCGAGTTTTGTTGCTGAAACAGATCTCGCGATGTTCTCATCAAACGATATATCAGCAGCAACAAGCCCAATGTGCGCGTTGCTCGTGCCCTTGTCGGACGAGACAGTTGCTGTTGCTGATCCCGGTAACACGCCATTGTACGTAACAATCTCGACAACAGCGTCAGCCGGCCACGTAACAATAGACGGGGAATTGTTTCCAAGAAGCCCTGTACCAACAATCGAATAAGAATGTTCTGGATGGCGTAGTACTCCACAAATTGCAGCCAATTTTGACTTATTTTTTTCAAAGTCATCTTTCAATTTGCGTACTTCTTGATTTAGTGCATCTTGGTATTCTTTGCGCGCTTTGTTCGTTTCTTCATTGAGCTTA